CTGTGACACCTGTAGTGGGGATTACGCCTGTAACAGTTCGTTTTGCACGAATTGGTCTCAAGGCATAAACTACAAGGAGATATAAATGGCTACAGTCAACAAAGACTTTAAAATCAAAAATGGTCTTATCGTTGAAGGTGCAAATGGTACCATCAACGGTTATGACATTCTTACAAAAGACTCTGCCGATCAAACATACATTATTGGATTGATTGGTGGATCCGCAAACTCGCAGGCAGTTGCTAATACAGTTGTTGCTCGTGATGGTTTTGCAAATTTTGCTGCTAACGTTATTACAGCAGACCTCGTCGGTGATGTTACTGGTGATGTAACTGGTACAGTTTCTGATATTTCAAACCACGATACAGATGATCTTGGTGAGGGCACATCAAACCTTTACTTCTCAAATGCTCGTGCAAAAGATGCAGCAGCAGACTTGCTAACAAGTGCAACACTTACAAATATTACAATTAGCGGTAGTGGATCTGGACTAACAATTACTGCTGAAAACGGTGTTGCAGATTCAGATACAGACGACCTTCTTGAGGGTACAACAAATCTTTATTTCACAAATACAAGGGCTCGTGGAGCTGTTAGTGCTGGAGAAGGACTTCAGTACAATGGTTCAACAGGTGAGTTCACGGCACACCTTGGATACGGTCTTGAAATTGCTAATAATGCAATTCGTATTGATGATGATGTTATTGCTACTGATGCAGATATTTCAAGTGCAGTAAGTGCTCATAACGTAGCATCTGGTGTTCATGGTGTTACAGGTAACGTTGTTGGTACTTCTGATACCCAGACAATTTCCAATAAGACACTTGGATCAAACCTTGATGCTGGTACATATACTATAACAAACCTTGGAACACCAAATAACTCAACAGATGCTGCTACAAAGGCTTATGTTGACGGTGTTGCTGAAGGTCTTCATATTCATGCTTCTGTTGTTGCTGCTACTACAGCAAATATTAATCTTGCAACAGATCTTGAAAACGGAGATCTTCTTGATGGCGTAACGCTTGCTACAGGAAACCGTGTTCTTGTAAAGAATCAGTCTACTGCTTCACAAAACGGTATCTATGTTGTACAAGCTTCTGGTGCTGCTGTTCGTGCAGCTGACTTTGATGCTCCAGCAGAAGTAGATGGTGGTGACTTCGTATTCGTTACTGGTGGTGGTCAGGCTGACACTGGCTGGGTTCAGACATCTGAACTTGTTGCTACAATCGGAACAGACCCAATCTACTTCACCCAGTTCTCTGGTGCAGGTACATTTTTAGCAGGGTATGGATTATATCTTGATGGAAATACATTCAATGCTAATGCTAACGTTCTTGCAAGCATAGATTATGTTTCAGGTGCAATTACTTCTCATGAAGCTCTTCACAGCGGAATCCATGGTGTTACAGGAGATATTGTTGGAACATCTGATACACAAACATTAAGCAATAAAACACTTGGCAACGCAGTTTCCCTTGGAGCTGATCTTGATGCTGTTAATTCGTATAAGATTGTAAATCTTGAAGAGCCATCAAGCAATCAAGATGCTGCAACCAAATTCTATGTTGATAATGCAATTACTGGTGTTGGAAATACAATATCTGGTCTTGATACCGATGATGTTGCTGAAGGAAACAACCTTTACTTTACCAATGCCCGTGCAGAAGCAGCTGTTGCAAATCTTGATACTGGAGATCTTGCTGAAGGTACTAACTTGTACTTCACAAATGCCCGTGCAGAGGCTGCAATGGTTACACCACTTACAGCTGGCACACAAACAAATATTACAGTCACCTACAACGGATTGACTGGAAATTATGACTTTGTTGCAGAAAATGGTGTAGCTGATTCAGATACAGACGATCTTGATGAGGGAACTTCAAACCTTTACTTCACAAATGCTCGTGCCATTGCTGCTCTTGAAGCTGTAACGCCTAACTTTACAGAGATTGATATCAACAGTGTTGCAACACAGGTTGCTGCAGCTACTGCAAATATTGCAACTGCAAGTCAGGTTACGGCATACTCTTGGCCTAAAGCATCTTACCGATCTGCAGAGTTCTTGGTAAAGACTGCTTATAGCACACATACAGAAGTTTCCAAGGTTATCTTGACAATGGATACGTCTGATAATATTGCAATCACTGAATATGCAATAGTTGGAACAAATGGTTCTGCTTCTACAATCACAGCAGATGTGAGCGGTAGCGATGCAAGACTCCGAGTTACAACTCTTAATAATAACTCAACAGTTACCATAGTTGGAACACTGTTAGTATAGTTTAGAATAGAGGAGAACCAGTGGCTACAGTTAACAAAGATTTTAAGGTAAAGAATGGCCTAATTGTTGGTGGTGGTGGAACATTTACTAATGCGGTAACTGTTGCTACCCCGACACTTGGTGGACATGCTACTACAAAAGATTATGTTGACGCAATCGCTGGTTCTCCTTCTATCCCAGTAGGAAATACTGCACCAGAATCACCATCAAATGGTGATCTTTGGTTTGACACATTAACAGAAAGAGTCCACGTATATTATAGTTCTTCTTGGCTGGCAATTGCTAATCTAGAAGATGCAGAAGTGTTACAAGATCATATTCATGATACATCAATTGATGGATCAGGTCTTATTGTAAGTACATTTGTAAGCGGTGGAGCTTATAATGAGCCAGGCTACTTGGTTAGTGCTGGATCTTATAATACTAATTCCTGGGAAGAAACATGGGATGGCGGGATAGCAGTAGATAATTTTAATTAATTATCTGTTATAATACTACCATATACAGAGGAGTGTATAAATGGCAACAAGAATGCAACAGCGCAGGGGTACTGCGACTCAGTGGACAACAGCCAACCCAATATTAAATGCTGGAGAAATTGGGTATGAGACTAACACAAATAAATTTAAGATCGGTGATGGAACAAACCATTGGGCCGATTTAGCATATTTTATTGATGAGGATGCTGTATCAAATTATGTTCTTGATACAGAATTAGGTGAGTTAACACAGGATATTGTTGATGCCGCTCTTGTTGCAGGAACGGGCGTTACAAAAACCTATAACGACAATGCAAATACTATAACGATTGCAATTGATTCAACGGTTACTACAAACAGTGGATCACAAACACTCTCTAACAAAAGTATTGATTTTTCAAATAATACAGTAACAGCAACACTATCTCAATTAAATACAGCAATAAGCGATGGAGATCTTGTATCGGTTGCTGCTCTTTCTAATACATTGTCTGATTACGCATTAGTAAATGATGTGGCCAATATTTATGCTAGTAAAGATTTATTGGCAAATACAATTGAGGCATCTGCGGGGACTGGACTTATATTTAATCCTGCAACAGATCAATTTGATGTTGATTCAACAACAGTTCAACTTAGAATTACTGGAGTCACAGACACAGAGCTTGGTTATTTATCAAATGTAACTTCAGACATTCAAGAACAGATCAATTCTAAGGCTGCATCAGCAGATATTGCAGAACTTTCGGTAGATGCTGTAGCTCAGGCCTTGTCTGCTGGAACGCATACAAATATTAGCGTTTCCTATAATGATGGATCAAACTCTATATCGCTAACTGGAGCAGTAACATATACAGATGAAAATGCACAGGATGCAGTTGGAAATGCTCTTGGAAATGGTCTTTCTTATGATGATAGCACTGGTGCTATTTCTGTAAATACCTCAACAATACAAGCTCGTGTTGCTGATGTTTCTGATACAGAAATCGGATATCTAAATGGTGTAACTTCTGGAATCCAGTCTCAGATTGATGGAAAAATTTCTTCGTCAAGCACAGATACGCTAACAAACAAAACAATTAATTTAGCAAATAATACAGTATCTGGAACTCTTGCACAGTTTAACTCTGCTATATCAGATGATGATATTTTGCCAATATCTGGTGGAACACTAACTGGAGCATTAACACTTTCTGGTGCACCAACAGAGTCTCTTCATGCAGCGACAAAAGCATATGTTGACTCTGCTGTTGAAGGATTGCACGTTCACCCATCAGTTAGGGTGGCTACAACAACAAATGTTGCTTTAGCTACTGCTCTTGAAAATGGTGATGTACTTGATGGTATAACTCTTGTAACAGGTGATCGCATTCTTGTTAAAGATCAAACAACAAAGTCAGAAAATGGTATTTATGTAGTTCAAGCTTCGGGACAACCGACTCGTGCAACTGATTTTGATACAGCTTCTGAAGTTGATAGCGGTGACTTTGTATTCGTAGATTTAGGTAACACCTATGCTAATACTGGATGGGTACAAATTAATACACCAGCAACAATCGGAACTGATGCAATAGAGTTTGTTCAGTTCTCTGGAGCAGGCACTTATACTGCTGGAACTGGCTTGACTCTTGATGGAACAGTATTTTCAATAGCTAATACAGTAGCTACATTATCAGGAACCCAAGTACTAACTAATAAAACAATCAATGGTGCAGATAACACTCTCACAGTAAGAATTGCAAACGATGTTTCTGGACTTGGATCTGGAGTTGCAACATTTCTTGGAACCCCATCATCTGCTAACTTAGCATCTGCAGTAACAGATGAAACTGGATCTGGAGCACTTGTCTTTGGGACATCCCCAACAATTGCTACTCCAAGAGTACAGATGGCAATGAATGCACAAACTGGAACAACATACACACTTGCTCTAACTGATGCATCTAACCGATGGGTGACCTGTGACAACACAAGCGCAATAACTGTAACAGTTCCACCATCTGTATTCTCAGTTGGAGATCAAATAGCTGTTCAACAAACAAATACTGGTCAAGTAACATTCGCAATTGGATCAGGTGTAACAATTACATCAGCTGGTGCAACAACAGCAGCTCCAAAAATTAGAACACGTTACTCATCTGCAGTAGTAATATGCACGGGAAGTAATACGTTCACAATTATTGGTGACATAGTTTAATATATAAATACATATAAAACATTAACACGCTCTTAACAGGGCGTGTTTTTGTTTTTCATAACTTGTGCTATACTTAAGGGAGTACTTTAGAAAATGCAAAGTACTCATTTTATTTTTTTATTACGAAAGGTTTTATAAATGTCAGATATTTTTTCGTTCCGTCTTGTAGATGATTTTATTGCTAAATATAAGGATGTAGAGCCACCATTTGGATTTTCTGATGCTGGCAATAACTCCCTTGGAGAAATAACATTTATTAGGACATATTCAAGAGTAAAAGAAGACGGAACTAAAGAACGCTGGCATGAAGTCTGTCGTCGTGTTATTGAGGGTATGTATTCAGTACAAAAAAATCACGCTAAAGAAAACCGCCTACCCTGGAATGATAATAAAGCACAAAAATCTGCTCAAGAGGCATTTGATCGTATGTTTAATCTTAAGTGGACCCCTCCTGGGCGTGGCATGTGGGCATTTGGTACCCCAATGACTATGGAAAAGCGCAACTCCGCTGCTCTTCAAAACTGTGCAATGGTATCCACAAAAGATCTTGACAAGAATGATCCAGGAGCATTGTTTGCCTGGGTAATGGATGCATTAATGTTGGGTATTGGGGTAGGGTTTGATACCGTTGGAGCAGACAAGGATTTTCCTATTTACAGTCCAACAGAGCCAGCATTTATATATGAGATTCCAGATACTCGTGAAGGATGGGTAGACTCTGTAAGAATGTTACTTAATTCTTACCTAAGACCAAATCAAGCAATTCAAGAATTTAACTATGATCTCATACGACCTCTAGGAGCACCCATTAAAGGCTTTGGAGGCGTTGCTAGCGGTCCACAACCACTTATTGATCTACACAACCGTATCCGCACAGTCATTGGCTGTAGGGCAGGAGAAAAGCTAGACTCTCGTGCAATTGTTGATATTGTAAACCTTATTGGAACTTGTGTTGTTTCTGGTAATGTTCGTCGTTCCGCAACCCTTGCTCTTGGTGCTGCTGGAGATGAAGATTTTATTAATCTTAAAAATGGTGAAGTATTTCCAGAACGAAATTCATTTGATCCAAAAAATCCAGGTTGGGCATGGATGAGTAATAACTCTATCTCTGCAAATGTAGGAACAAAGTATGAAGACTATGTAGATCTTATTGCAAACAATGGAGAGCCAGGATTTATTTGGTTGGATGTTGCTCGTAATTTTGGTCGTCTTGCAGATCCAGCAGATGGAAAAGATTATCGTGTTATGGGATTCAATCCATGTGCTGAACAACCACTAGAGTCCTACGAGCTTTGTACATTAGTTGAGGTTCATCTAAATAGGCATGATACAAAAGAAGATTTCTTGCGTACATTGAAGTTTGCATATCTTTATGGAAAAAGTGTAACACTTATTCCAACACATTGGCCAACAACAAACGGCATTATGCAAAGAAATCGTCGTATTGGAACATCCCTTACTGGGATTGCTTCATTTGCAGATAAGAAGGGTTTGCCAGCAGTTCGTGATTGGATGGACGAAGGCTACAAGACTATTCGTAAATATGATCATTCATATTCTGAGTGGCTTTGTGTTCGTGAATCAATTCGTGTTACAACCGTAAAGCCGTCTGGTTCTGTGTCAATTCTTTCTGGGGCTACCCCAGGAGTTCACTGGGCTCCAGGTGGAGATTACTTCCTTCGTGCTATCCGTTTTGGTGATACTGACCCAATGCTACATCTTTTCAAAGCTGCAGGGTATAAGATTGAAAAAGATCTAGTATCAGCAAATACACAAGTAGTATATTTCCCAGTACATTCTGGACATCCACGATCTGAAAAAGATGTAACATTATTTGAGAAGATTGCACTTGCTGCTACTGCTCAAAAATATTGGTCAGATAATGGTGTTTCTGTTACCCTTTCATTTGATAAGGATACTGAAACTAAGCACATTGCTCCTGCCCTTCATATGTATGAAGGTCAGCTAAAGGCAGTATCATTTTTACCAATGGGCAATACAGTTTATCCACAGCAACCATATACTCAGATTACTAAGGATGAATATAACTCGTATATTGGCAAGATTAAGAAGATTAATTGGTCTGCTATTTACGATGGCGTAGATAATCTTGATTCTGTTGGAGAGGCTTATTGCACTACGGATAGCTGTGAGATAAAAATTGGATAAAGTGGTTTTGTCAAGTACAAAATTGCTATAATCTGGTATACTTATGGTTATGAGTAAGAACATTAATCCTTTAATTAATCCAAAAACTGGTAAGCCAATTGTAAGCAATGTGCGTCGCCAGGTTATTGAAAAGAAATATAACTGGGGCTTATACGTTTACAAAAAATCTAATGGTAAGTGGTTTACTGATGGAGAAGGAAATGTTTTAAACATACCTGCTGTCCGTGGAGATCTTACTAAAATTGCAGAGCTTAAACAAGCAGCAAAATATTATGGTGATGAGGGCGACGGCGAGGCAATATTTGTGCCAGGATTAACTCGTATCTCTGAAGAAGAGCATACGGAGCAAATGGATAGATTTAAAAATGGATTGCTTCCATCAATGAATGACTTAGGCGCAATTCATGCTGCACAACAAACTTTAAAAGCTCATGGAAGAGATGCATACGAAAATGGATAACAAATACGATTTTATTCAGGCTTCATTAAATACTCAGCAAGCAGATGAAAATTTGTTTAAAGATTATGATCCATTTAACAAGTCATGGGACACACTAAAAGATTATTCTGGTATTGATCAAAACTTTAAAAGACGCACCACCCGTAATCTAAATAAGTATGTTGCAACAGATAGCAAACAATATTTAGATTCAGCTGGAGCAATTCCTGCAGGACAAAATGCAGAGTCAAAGGCTATTAATCCTGGAACGGTATATAGAAATGGATACGGGCTATTTGATGTAATTACACCACCATACAATATGTACGAACTTGCTAACTTTTATGATACATCTTTTGCTAACCATGCAGCAATTGATGCAAAGGTTCAAAATATAGTGGGCTTAGGATATCGTTTTGAAATTACAGATCGCACAATGCTTAATTTTGAAATGACAGAAGATGAGGGCAAGGTTGAAAGAGCAAGAGGTCGTATTGAACGAGGCAAGATTTCTATGCGTGATTGGCTAGAATCACTTAATGATGATGAAAGCTTTGTTTCAATTATGACAAAGGTTTATACTGATGTTGAGGCTACGGGTAATGGATTTATTGAGGTAGGGCGAACTACTGCTGGAGATATTGGCTATATAGGACATATTCCAGCAACTACCGTTCGTGTTCGCAGACTACGTGATGGATTCTTACAAATTATTGGTCAAAAGGTTGTTTATTTTAGAAACTTTGGTGCAAAAAATCAAAATCCAGTAACGGAAGATCGTAGACCCAACGAAATTATTCACATCAAATCTTATTCACCATTAAACACATTCTATGGTATTCCAGACATTATTTCTGCATTACCATCATTGATTGGAGATCAGCTTGCATCACAGTACAACATTGATTACTTCCAAAACAAGGCGGTACCAAGATACGTTATTGTAACTAAGGGAGCAAAGCTTTCTGGTGATGCAGAAGATAAGATGTTTAGATTTTTACAAACTGGTCTCAAGGGGCAAAACCATAGAACACTCTATATTCCACTTCCTGGAGACACCGAAAATAATAAGGTTGAGTTTAAGATGGAACCAATTGAAAGTGGTGTTCAAGAGGGTTCCTTCAAGGAGTACCGAAAACAAAATCGTGATGATATTTTAATTGCACATCAGGTTCCTATTTCAAAATTGGGCGGTAGTGATTCAGCAGCAATAGCAGCAGCATTAGCACAAGATCGTACCTTTAAAGAACAAGTATCTCGTCCAGCACAAAGAGATCTTGAAAAAATTGTTAATAAGATTATTAAAGAAAAGACTGATATTTTAGAGCTTAGATTTAATGAGCTTACCCTTACTGATGAAATTGCACAATCTCAGATTATTGAGCGCTATGTAAAGACTCAGGTTATGACTCCAAATGAGGCTCGTGAAAAGCTAGATCTTCCTCAAAGAGCAGACGGGGATGAACCATTTGTAATGAGTCCAAGACAGGCAACCGATGCGGCTGCAAATTCTGCAAGAAATAGAGCAAGGGATTCTGAGCGAACAAATAATAACTCAGACTCCTCATCCACAATTTCTGGAAGAAATCCACAGGGTGAAGGGCGTTCATCCACATAGTATCCACATATTGGATAAAATGTTGGTATAATTGTTCTGCAATGATTATTAATAAGGCCCATTGGGTCACCGACGGCAACAGTGTTCGTTTTTCAATGCCTATTGGCAAGGTTGATCAAGAGCGTCGTACAGTTTCTGGTTTTGCTACACTTGATAATATTGATAGGCAAAACGATATTGTAACCACAGAAGCAAGTTTAGCAGCATTTAAAAAGTTTCGTGGAAACCTTCGTGAGATGCATGGACCAAATGCAGTTGGTAAGGTTGTTTCTTTTAAAGAAGATCGTTATTTTGATCCAAACACTAAAAAGTTTTATAGCGGAGTTTATGTATCTGCATATGTCTCAAAGGGTGCACAAGATACTTGGGAGAAAGTTCTTGATGGAACTCTAACTGGTTTTTCAATTGGCGGTAGCATACAAAAGTCTGACGACTCTTATAACGAAGAACTTGATAAGTCAGTTAGAATTATTAAATAATATGAATTACATGAGCTTTCACTTGTTGATAGTCCAGCAAATCAATTTGCAAATGTTATATCAATTGAAAAAGGCGAGTTGGGTGGATATCTAGCAAAGGCAGTTGTTGATAATGTTTATTGGTGCAAAGATGATGACATTGTTAGACTTTCTGATGGATTAGAAGAGTCTTGCCCATCTTGCACAGCAACAATGAAAAACATTGGCTTTGTTGAAAAAAGTGAAGACAATATAGAAACAGTAAAGTTCTTAGTTGATAGTGCAAAAGGCATTAGAACAATTAAGATGAAAAAGGAGGAAAATCCTATGACAGAAGAAACAATGGCTGTTGAAGAGACTCTAGAAAAGTCTGATACAGCAGTAGTTGAAAATGTTGAGGTTGCTCCAGAAGCTACAACAGAAGCAGTTGCTGAAGTTGTTGCTGAGGCTCCAGTGCTTGAAAAAGCAGACGAGCCAGTGGCAGAGATAGTTGCTGAAGAAGTTGCTCCAGCTGCTGATTCTGTAGTAGAAAAATCAGTTGATGCAGTTGTTGATACAACAGCAGAAATTGCAAAGTCTGTTGCAGAAATTAATGAATCTCTTACTAATGCCTTGAGCAATCTTGCTGAAACAGTTAAGTCTATGCAGGCTAACGTTGAAGCAATTACAAAGTCCCTTGAAACCGTTACAGGCGAAGTTAAGTCTGTAGCAAGTGAGGTTAGCCAAGTAAAGGGTACTTTTAATGAGTTTGGAAAGCGTGTAGATATGGTTGAAAAAGATACAGCTTTCCGCAAGTCTGGCGATCTAGGCGAGATCGTACAGGAATTGGCTGAAAAGCCAGTTCAAAAATCCCTATGGGGCGGTCGTTTCCTCACAAATACCGACCTATTTAAATAATAAGTACAAATTCACTAGGAGGTGAACAATATGTCGGAACAAGATATCGTAAAGAATTACCCAGGAACAACTGAGGCTCACAATCATGACGGACAAGGTGCATTTGCATCTGGTGGTGTCGGAGGTGCTACAGCAACAGGTCCTGATGGTAACCTTTCTCCAGCAGCGTCTCTTGGTAACATTTCTCAGGCCACTTTCGGGTCAACAGAAGGTATCAACGCTGTAAATCCAACTGGTACGCCAGGTGGTATCCTTGCCCCTGAGCAAGCTCGTCGCTTCATTGACTATGTGTGGGATGCAACAGTTCTCGCCAAAGATGGACGCAGAGTTACTATGCGGGCAAATACCATGGAAATTGAGAAGGTAAATGTTGGTGAGCGTGTTATCCGTGCAGCAGCCCAGGCTGACAGCACATACACAAACGCTGGCGCAACCTTCACAAAGGTAGAGCTCACAACCAAGAAGATTCGTCTTGATTGGGAAGTCTCAACAGAGTCGCTTGAAGACAATATTGAAGGAGGTGCGTTGGAAGATCATCTCGTTCGCTTGATGACCAATGCATTTGCTAATGATATTGAAGATCTCGCTATCAATGGCGATGGTTCCACAGGCAACTTCCTTTCAATCATGGAAGGTTTCGTACACAAGGTTACAGATGGTAGCGATGCTCACGAAGCACTCGTTACAGTAAGCAACGATGACTGGACTCCAGTTGTCATGCAGGATATCATCCTCGCAATGCCACGTAAGTATCGTGCAATTAAGAGCAATCTTAAGTTCTATGCAGGTACTGATGCATTCCAGGGTATCGTTCGCAATAACGGTACACTTGCTGATGCAATTGCTGAAGCATTCGCTGGTACACCAGCAGGTGCTAACCCACAGCGTCAAGCATATCTTGATGGTGCAGGGCAGACATTCGGCAATGCACGTACTACCCGTGTTCTCGGTGTAGATGTTATGGAAGTTCCTTACTACCCAGCAGATTATGTTGATTTGACATTCCCTGCTAACCGTGTTTGGGGTTTCCAGCGAGACATCACCGTTAACCGTGAGTACAAGCCAAAGAAGGATACAGTTGAGTACACAGTATTCGTCCGATTTGGTCTGCAATGGGAAGAGCTTGATGCAGTTGCGTTCGCAGATGCAGCATCTGATTCCTAATAAAAACTGAATAAATGAAAGAGGAGGGTAGCGTAAAAACTACCCTCCTTCTTCACATTCTGCTATAATAGCAGTGGAGGATAATATGTCAGCACAACTAATAGAAGATTTAAAAAAGAAAACAGTTCCAGAATTAAAATCATATGCTAAGAAAAATAACATAGATTTGTTTGGTGTTAGTACTAAAAATGAAATACTTGAGGTTATTTTTTCTTTTATTCCAACTGAAGCTCAAATTAAAATGAAAAAACAAGATAAAGAAAATGCCAAGGGAGATAAGATAGCTATATTTTCATCTCGCAATCTTTTTTGGAATGGGGTAGGCGAATTAAACCAAGGATATACTATACTACCAAAGGAGATATCTGAAAAGTGGCTTTCTCATAAAGCTGTTCGTGTAGCAACAGCAGATGAGGTAGCAAAACACTATAAGATTAAAAAATAATGGAAATATTAAGAAAGCCGCCATATCCACTTTCAATATCTTATTCTGTAAATTTTCCAGAAGCAGACTACAAGCTTTTTATTAAAGACAAAGCTAGAGATATAATTTTATTAGAAGAAGTGGTCACAAGTACAGAAGATTCAAAAATAGAATATGATCTTACCGAGTATTTTAGTAAATATGACGATTCTTATGAACTATCTATTTATGAATATCCAGAGTCTGAATTAGGCGATATTGTTGTAGAGGACAACCTTGAAATTTTGAGGCCATACGTTGATGTTTCCACTATGGCAACTACTGCAAGCGAAATAGCAGAATATGATGGATACGAGAAAATTGCAAGAACTATCATTGATTCAATTGTTGGCGGATTTTATTATTATACAGATTACGTTGAAACTGTTGGTCAGGGTACAGATTATATGCCGCTTTGGAATCGTACATACAAGATATTAAAAGTTTATGAAAATTCTGTTTTGGTTTATGATACATCAAATACAGAAGATGGTCCTGCACTTGCAGACTGGAATTATTTAATTACTAAAGATAAAAGTGCCATAACAAAAGATCCAGTTTCTGCCATAGATGGATTCAATAGATCAGAGCAGCAGCCTCCAAATATAATGGTTGCTCCATCAGATTCTTATGCATTGTTTGATACAGAAGATAGCGGCAACATATACACCATATCCCCTGGAGTAGCTTTTCCAAAAGGATATGATTATATATTTTTGCTAGAGCAAGGGTATAAGGTTGTTCCAAACGATATTAAAGATGCAACACTAATGTTAATGGATGATATAAAGTGTGGAAAACTTGACTATTACAAGAGATATATACTTAATTATTCAACAGATCAATTTAGAATTCAAATTGATAAATCGGCATTAGAAGGAACAGGAAATATTTTAGTTGATAAAATATTGGATAAATATAAAGTCAACATAACAAAACTTGGAGTTTTATAGTGGTAATTAATACATGTAACACTCCAGATTTTTTGTATCCCTTAAAAGCAGATATATATTATCCAATAGTTGAGCAGGGCGCATATGGCAATGTTCAAAAAACATGGGTTGTTGATAGAACTATAATCTGTAACTTTGCACCAGCTGGAACCGCTTGGGGAGAAGAAGTAAAACCAAATCCTATGATTAATATGGAAATGATTCTTTTGGGTAGAGTAAAAGATGATTTAAGAATTAGTGAATCTAGCTCAAAAGATTCAATAGTAAATATTATTATTACAAATATAAGAACAAGAAATGATCAACCAATATATATTGAAACTGCTGGCCCAAGATCTGGAAGATCAACTTTATTTGAAATTGCATCAAATGAACCAATCATCAATCCATTTGGAGAAGTTGATTATTATAAGGTAGTAATTCGTAGA